AATCAGCCGGTCGCTGGAGTACTAGTGTGGGTGGGGAGTACTACGCGTGTGGTGTTGGATCAGCTCTAGCGGGCCGTGGTGCGCATTTACTGCTTGTAGACGACCCACACTCTGAGCAAGACGTTATTAATGGTAACTTTGTGGTGTTTGAGAAGGCGTATGAGTGGTTTACGTTTGGTGCTCGTACACGTCTGATGCCCGGAGGTAGTGTAGCTATCATCCAAACTAGATGGCATATGGACGATTTGACGGGGCGTGTGGTAAAGGACATGGCCCAGAACGAGCGATCTGACCAGTATGAGGTTATAGAGTTTCCTGCAATATTAGATGTAGACGATAAAGAGACAGGTAAACCCATACAAAAACCCCTGTGGCCTGAGTTCTTTGACCTTGAGGCGCTACTACGTACCAAGGCATCAATGCCTACGTTCCAGTGGAATGCTCAGTATCAGCAACAACCCACCGCCGAAGAGGCCGCGTTAGTAAAAAGAGAGTGGTGGAACGAGTGGGAAAAGGAACGTCCGCCCAGTTGCGAATACATAATCATGTCTTTGGACTCCGCAGCCGAAAAACACAACCGTGCCGACTTTACAGCATTGACTACGTGGGGAGTGTTCCTTAATGAGGAGACTTCCGCGTATAATATAATCTTGCTTAACAGTATAAAAGAGCGTATGGAGTTCCACGAGCTGAAAGAGTTGGCCATGGATCAGTACACAGAGTGGGAACCAGACGCTTTCATAGTAGAGAAAAAGAGTTCCGGTGTAGCGTTGTACCAAGAAATGCGACGTATGGGCTTACTTGTACAAGAATATACCCCCCATAGAGGTTCTGGTGATAAACTAGCACGTCTAAACTCTGTATCCGACATCGTGCAATCTGGGTTAGTATGGGTTCCACAAACCAGATGGGCAGAGGAAGTAGTAGAAGAGATCGCAGGGTTTCCCTTTATGAGCCATGACGATCTGGTGGACTCCACAGTTATGGCACTTATGCGGTTCAGACAAGGCGGATTTATACGATTACCTACTGATGAGCCAGAAGAAATTAAATACTTTAAACATCGTGGTAGCGGGTTTTATTGATGAAAAATTACTATGGTAAAAAAGGCCCAAAAGGCAAAAGAATAGTAGGTAAAACTGCTAATGAAAAATATTACCTAACAAACTATGGCTCTGGAAGTATTCCTACAGACCCCAAAGAAGCTAAAAAACTTGGTAAGGCTTACGATTATAAGCCTAGTAAGAAAAAATAAGAGGTTACAAAATGGCAATTGAGAAAGGTATCTACGCCGCACCAGAAAGCATAGAAGACGTAGAAGTAGAAGAAGCGGACATGGAAGCGGACTTGTCTATCGAGATAGTTGATCCTGAAATGGTAACCTTATCCGACGGTAGTATGGAGATCACCCTGATCCCTGACGCTAACGAGACTGACCTAATGGCGTTTGATGCTAACTTGGTGGACGCACTTGACGAAGGACTCTTAAACGAGTTATCAGATGAGTTAATAGGTATGGTTGACGCAGACGTGGACAGCCGTAAAGACTGGGCTGAAACATACGTTAAAGGGCTAGACATCCTAGGGTTTAAGTACGAAGAGCGTACGACTCCTTGGCAGGGCGCATGTGGCGTGAACTCTACAGTTCTAGCCGAGGCAGCTATCCGGTTCCAAGCAGAGACCATGAGTGAGACTTTCCCTGCTCAAGGGCCGGTAAAGGTAAAGGTTTTAGGTAAAGAGACTAAAGAGAAGCTAGAAGCAGCAGAACGTGTAAAAGCGGACATGAACTATGAGCTTACAGAGAACATGGTGGAGTACCGTCCAGAGCACGAAAGAATGCTATATAGCCTAGGACTTGCAGGATCGGCGTTTAAGAAGGTTTACTTCGACCCCAATATGGGTAGACAAGCCGCTATCTATATCCCAGCAGAAGACGTTATCGTGCCTTATGGCGCATCTAACATAGAGTCTGCCGAGCGCGTTACCCATGTAATGCGTAAAACCAAGAACGAAATAATGAAGCTGCAAGTGAGCGGCTTTTATGCAGGGGTAGAGTTAGGAGACCCTCGCCCGTTCCACACCGACATTGAAGAAAAGAAAGCCGAGGAAGGTGGGTACGACATCACTGATGATGATCGCTACACTATATACGAGATTCATGCCGATATAATCATTGAAGGCGTAGACGATGAGGATGGCATAGCTAAACCTTACATCGTCACAATAGAGCGTGGCACAGAAGAAATACTGTCTATACGACGTAACTGGAACGAGGGAGACGACTTAACGTTAAAACGTCAACACTTCGTACACTACGTATACGTGCCCGGATTTGGCTTCTACGGCCTCGGACTCATACATATAGTAGGGGGGTACGCTAAAGCAGGAACGTCGATTATACGACAACTGGTGGACGCTGGTACCCTATCTAACCTCCCCGGCGGTTTGAAGTCTCGTGGATTGCGGATTAAAGGCGATGACTCCCCAATCGAACCGGGTGAGTTTAAAGATGTAGATGTGCCGTCAGGCAGCATCCGTGAAAACATCATGCCCCTACCTTATAAGGAGCCTAGCCAGACTCTGCTAGCGTTACTTAACCAGATTACCACTGAAGGTCGCCGCCTAGGCGCTATCAGTGACATGAACATATCAGACATGTCCGCAAATGCCCCCGTGGGTACTACGCTAGCCCTATTAGAGCGTACGTTGAAGCCTATGGCTGCGGTACAGGCACGTGTTCACTATGCTATGAAGTTAGAGTTTAAGATGCTCAAAGCTATCATGGCGGAAGAAGCGGCGGTAGATTACGACTACATGCCTAATAGAGGTGAAGTAGCAGCACGTCAAGCTGACTACGCTATGGTCGATGTAATTCCGGTTAGCGACCCTAACAGCTCTACTATGGCACAACGCGTAGTCCAGTACCAAGCCGTGTTGCAGATGTCGCAACAAGCTCCCCAGATATACAACCTACCTCAATTACATCGTCAGATGATTGAAGTGCTCGGCGTCAAGAACGCTGACAAGCTAGTACCTACGGAAGATGACGTGAAACCTACTGATCCCGTAAGCGAAAACATGAACGCGCTAACAGGTACCCCCATAAAAGCGTTCTTAACTCAAGACCACGAAGCTCACATAGCGGCACACCAGTCGTTCATGCAAGACCCCATGATTGCACAGACCATAGGCCAGAACCCACAGGCACAGCAGATAATGGCTGCGCTACAAGCGCACATAGCAGAGCATCTTGGGTTCAGATACCGCAAGCAGATGGAAGATAAACTGGGCGTTGCACTACCCCCACCGAACGAAGAGTTACCTGAAGAGATCGAAGTTCAGCTATCTAGGCTAATATCGGAAGGCGGCAAGCAGCTTACTCAGCAGCACAAGCAAGAAGCAGCGCAGAAAGCGGCACAACAGAAACAGCAAGACCCCGTTATTCAGCTACAGCAAGCAGAGTTGCAGGTTAAACAGCAAGACGTGCAGCGTAAAGCTCAGAAAGACCAGATGGACGCACAGCTCAAGCAGGCTGAACTACAGCGTAAGATGCAAAAAGACCAAGCTGATGTAGCAGTAGATCAGCAACAACTCGAAATCGAAAGACAAGAGTTGGAAATAGATGCCCAGAAAGCTGGAGCTAAACTAGCTGCCGACAGACGGACAGCTAACACCAAACTCGACCTTGACTTAATGAAAGCAACTAGCGAGGTCGAACGCAAACGTAGGGAATAAACCATGGCTAAAACCGTCTTTGACGTGCTCAAAAATAAAATCGAGGATGACATGTCCTCTGCAACAGAATTTCTAGGTAATGGTGGGGCTAAAGACTTCGCTCAGTACAAAGAAATAACAGGAATGCTACGAGGTCTCACTTCCTGTCTGAATCATGTAAACGACCTCTCGCGTAATTATTTGGAAGAAGATGATGACTGATTTAACGATAGTACCTAAAAAAGCAGAAAACGATGAAGAGCTTGACCTTCAAATCCCCACACCCGTGGGATACCGTGTCTTAGTAGCTATGCCGGAAGTAGAAGATACATACGGCGAAAGCGGCATTATTAAGTCTAGTAAAGAAATACACAACGAATACATTATGTCTACCATCGGGGTTGTACTCGATATGGGAGCACAAGCGTATTCTGATAAAGAGCGTTTTACTACTGGCCCTTGGTGTAAGACAGGAGACTATGTAATGTTCCGTGCCAATACTGGTACACGTTTTAAAGTAGGTGGTGTTGAGTATCGTCTAATG